ACCTAAGCCACCTTGCAACAAAGCTTGTGCTTGTGCATTACCAGCCATAACACCAGCTTTACCAATGTCAGCGCCAGTGGTCAAAGCACCCATGCCAAGCTGTTCAACACCAGCACCAGAGCTAAACAAACCAGTGCCACGAGAGATGAGCTTATCAATGATGTTCTGCCCATAAGTGGTTCCTTCAGCGGCAATCTGAGCATTGATACGCTCACGAGCAAGCTGTCTTGCATACTCATCAGGGTTCACCAAACCACCAGCATCGCCAGCCCCGACAGCAGCAGGTGTAACCCCCAAGCCAATGCGACCAGAGCCAAGAGCAGCTTGACGAGCAGCAATGTCTTCTGCTTGTCTAGTACCAGAGAGCAAGCCCATCTGTTGTTGGACATACTTCTGAGCTTCTGCTTCAGGAGTAGTACCAGCAAGCTGACCCAGGGTGCTAGAAGACAGCCCATAGAGCTGATCTCTAAAGGCCGCTAAACGAGGATCAATCTCATAGCCAGCAGTTTGCTTATCGTTATCAAAGAAGCTTCTACCGAAGCCAGTGGTAATGCTATAAGGACGGAACTTCGCAGCATCTGCGGCAATGCGAGCACTTTCAGTTTGTGCTCTAGCTGCTTCACTAGCAGCATCAGAGGCCATGATGCCACTAAGCAGGTTCATGCCAGCAGGGATAAGGGTTTCCCACATATATGTCTCCTAATTAAGCAGTGCGTTTCCACATATATACAGTGATATATGGCTGAATATTTGCATTGGTTCCAGAAGAACCTGTACTATCGGTTGTAAAAGTATGGGTATGCGCCCCTGCGGTAGATGTAGTTCCTGTATTAACAGCAAAACCACCCTGTGCCGCAGACCCTTCGCCACTTCCACTAAAAGTGTCATAAGTGTGGTTATGGTTTCCACTAGAAGCAGTTGTTCCAGTGTGAGTGTGGCTAACTACAATTGCATTATAACTACCACCAGTTTCTTCTGCGGCATCAAATAGAGAGTTAGTTGAATCAAAACCAACTGGAACTCTTCCTGCTCCAAATGCAATCCAAGTACCAAACCCAAGCAATGTGCCTGGATTTGTAGAATTAGTAGCATTGATATAAACAGAACCAACTGGATAAGCAGCAGTCAAAGCAGCAGCAACAGCAGTAGGGACAATAGAAGAAGAAATAGAACTTAAATCTGTAGCATCATATTTAGTAGCTATAGCAGTTGCAATTGCATTGAACTCGTCATCAATCTCAGTGCCTTTAATCACCTTAGCAGGGTTGCCAGTGGTGTAGCCATCTTTGACAGCAAAGTTTGTCAGCTTAGTGTAGTCACTCATTAGTAACTCCGTCCTAGTTTAGTAAAAATGTCCATCTTCTGAATGCTCAAAGGAGCACCATTCACTGTGGCTTCAAAGCCCATCTGCACCACTTTACCTTGACCACCAAGAGGGGTGTTAATCGTATCCACAAAGACCCCAGAGGAATACTCTGCAATGTTATATTCTGAGATGTTATACTCAGCAGGGGTTCTTGGCTCAAGACTTGCAGGGAAGCTGTCATAGCTGTCCTCATAATCAAAGCCAAGCTTGAGCACAATGCTCTGACCGCCCCCGCCAATCATCACAATACCCACCTTCTTAACAATCTTGTTAGTGGTAGGCTTTTGAAAATCAAAGTAGGTGGTATAGTAGAGGAAGGGATAGGTAGAGCCATTATCGGTATAGCCATAATACTCACCAATCCCGTTAGTCTTCCCAATGTAAAGAGAGCCGTCCCTGTTAGCAGAGAAGGCAAAACCTTGATAGCTGTCCCAAGAAGTAACTCTAGCTGCTCCATCAGGCAGGGGAGCTCTCATGTCAAAACAATACACCACAGGGGTGCTAGTGCCTGGAAAGCTTAGCAGATAGAAAGCATTCTTCTGAGAGAAGCAGCTACGAATTTCATTGACATTGGTGTTAGCCAAATAGGAGAACAAGTCATCTCTGATGTTCTTAGAGATGTCTTTCATGGGCATACTCTTCTCAGCGACAATACGCCCAAGGCTCATAACACCGCTTTGTGTTAAGAAGATGACATCGTTACCAGCTTTCTGAATACTATCTCTAGCAACACAGCCAACACCAGGAATCACATCATCTACATACATCGTAGTGGGATTGCTGAAGTTGTCATCATTACCACGTAGGATGATGATGTTGTTTCTTAAGAAGACAATGATGAAGCCGTTGTGAGCAGCCAAGCCTACAATTTCGTCAGAGTTGTTAGGAAGCTTAGCATTCAAGTTCATGCTACCAGCAGTGCTACCAGACCCACCATCAAAGCTTGGGAAGTTAGCATCAGCAATATCAGTGCTCCAATACAGCGTAGTCTTGTTGTTATCACTACGAGCTACCCAAAAGCGACCATAAGCAGCTAAGATGCAATTAGGGCCATTGGATACACCAGTGCCAAACAAAGGAGCTGCTGTATGAGCAGCGTAGGTGACATACTTAGAACAGACAGGAGAACCACTTGCACGAGTGAATACAACAGGCTCATGTCCTTGCTGAACCATAACACAGAAGTTAGCAAGAGAAGCCATCTGCCAGTTACTGGCTGTGATGGTCATGGAAGGAGTCATGTCGGTGAGAGCACCGCCGACACCATCTCTAAAAATCTTATTGTTTCCTGCGCTAATGTAATCAATGGTTCCATTAGCATTCAGGTATTCAAAGATACTTCTAATTGGGTTTCCAGAGAGAGCAGAGCTACCAGAGGTGGTACGCATAGTCCACCCCTTACGAGCCCCTAAGCGTCCATACTTGTCAATGACACAGTTGGAAGCCCTCAAAGCAAACCCATCAGACAGCAAAGCTCCGCTTTCCTGGGTGTTAAGCCCATAGAAACCAGGAGCTGCTACTGATGCGCTAAGGAGTTCTTTCATACCGTAGTCCAAATAGAGTCTTCAGGATGACGAGCCATGTCATAAGCAATCTCGTCAGCTAGGGCTGCTCTGCCAGCACCATAAGCATTCATGCTGGAAGTGCCCCCGTCCTCGCCACGTTCCTCAATAGCCTTGGCAGTTGCCAACAAGAACACGGGCTGATTAGGAACAATAATTTTATCGGTGTTGTTTACAAGCTCAGTTGGGCGAACAACGCAATTGAAACGAAGCTGATAAACACCATCAGGAATCGGGTACACATCAACTTGATTATCTCCATCATTCGACACACCGTTAAAGTTATAATAATACGGAGCACCCGTTAGAGGGCTCATGTTTAGAAACTGATTGTCAAACCAAGTAGAAGGCTTGTATTCCATAAAGCGATTGCTGGAGTCGTTAATAACATCCAACACGCTAAAGTTGTTCTGAGCCCCATTAAGCTCATAATTGAACACGTTAGCAGAAGTAGTCAAGGAGAGAGTGGTTCTCAAAGCACTCCACTGCCAAGCATCCTCAACCTCTTTCTTAGCATCGTTAACAAAATCACCAATAAGCTTGCTATAGGAAGTCTGAGAGACAGAGGTCACTTCTCTTTCTCTAAGTCTTCTGAGCACTTTGTTAACCATTTCTAGATAAGTCATCTTTAGTTCCTTGTCTACTTATAAGTATTATAGCATATAAAATAATAAAAGTCAATACTTATAAGTTACATTTATTACTTTATATGTAACTTATAAGTTACCATTTAACCTTGTCTGCCCAATAAGCGGCTGACATCTTGCCTTTAGCAATGTTCTTGGCATGGCGAGCCTTAAAGCTTTCTCTTCTGTTCTTGTAAGCTTCACTCTCCCCAGCCTTCTTTGGACTACCCGACACGCCTTGCTGTCCAAACCTGATGGTCTTTACCTGATCACCCTCTTTAGCCACCACAACATGGCTCTTGGTGGGGTGGTTTGGAGTACGCTTAGGCTTGTTATACCCAGCAACCCCAGCTCTTTCTAGTCTACTGTCCTTCATCTGAACCTCTTAACTTTCTCAGCCACCTTCTTGGGCTGTGCTACAAACTGCTTTCCTTTGGCATTACCAGCAGCTTTAGCTTTGTTAGTGGCTGCTTTCTCTGAAGGACTTAGAGCCTCCCATGCAGCTTTTGGGAGGTATCTCTTCTTCCCTTTAGAGGGCTTACCATCACTGGTTGTCCACTCCTGAGCTGTCCAGTCCTTCAAGCTTTTCTGAGACTTCTTCATTTATAGCCTCCTCCAGCCTTCTTGTATTCCCTAGCCAACAGCTGTGCTTTCCTAGCACTCCACTCACCAGCATCACCACCCTTGGAGCCAGCCTTAATCTTCTCAAAAAGCTTCTTCCTCATGGTGGGTTTGGTGTAGTTGTTAGCCTCATTCACCTTGCTCTTAGCCATATATGCCTTTTAAACCGCTTTAAACACCCCTTAGAGCTCTTTTATAGAGAAGCTAAGGGGTAGGTAGCTTACTTGCCCTTTTTCGCCTTGTAGCCCTTTTTAGCCATTCCAGCCATGTTTAGAGCCACGGCAACAGCTTGCTTCTGTGGCATCCCTTCTTTACGAAGCTTGCTCACCTTGGCACTCACTGCCTCTTGCTTTCCCTTCTTGGTGTAGGGGTATTTCTTTCCATCAACCATCGGCATATCATTCTCCTAACATAAGTGCTCGTTCATCTTTACGTCTGTTAACCAGACCTGGAAGAATCTTTCCTGCTGCTTTAGTCCAATCCATCAGGGCATCAGCAGCTCCTTGAATGTCCCCTCTGTTATACTTTTGTCTCACTGTGCTTCTCTGGAGGTTTCCAAGTCCTACATTGAAGGCAAAAGAAACAAGGCAGTCCAAGTGGCCTTGATTGTTAGCAGCATTAGGGCACATACGGAGCACCCCTCTAACAAACCCATCAAGGTCTTTCCTGAGAATCTCATCAACTTCCTCCATGCTAAGTGTTCTGTCCCATCCTTCAGGGATAGGCAGAGATAGCCTTTGTTCAAAAGGAACTTTGATGTGACTCTGATCAATCACATGTCCCACACCAATTGTCCACAAACGAGCAGGACACCTATAAGCCTTTACTCGAACACCCTCATGGTGTTTAATTGTCTTTAGAGCCTTCTCGCTAATCATTTCTTGAAGGCTTGAGTACCGAACCAGAAGCTCACAATGGAAGCCCAAATGAGCTGAGTGTCGTCATCCCACAACAAATCCAGAGCAACAGTGAAGTCCACTCCAGTCTTCCAGGCATACAGGAAACCAAACACCTCAACAAACATGAACATCACATA